ACTATTTACGATAGTTACCCCTGACGATGTAACATTAATAGCAGGGCCACCATCCGTTCCAGAGCCTAAACCAGAAGTATGATAGCCAGAATTATAAGCACTTGTTGTTGGGTGTGGTAAATTTTTAACTCTAATACCAGAACCACCCTGACCGCCTTTACCTATAATCTTGCCATCATTTATTATAGTACAAGGTATATCTACAGTCAATGCTGCAGTTGTTCTACTGTCTGACCAAACCCACATACTTGAAGGTATACGTAAAGTTCCACCCGAAGATATATAGCTTGATGCTGAGATTTCTTTAAGTTGTACTTGTCCGTTTATTGTGCTACCACTAGTAGGTAATTGTACTTCAGCAGTAGCTCCATAGTAATCTGCAAAGTCTGTGTTGCCATTTTGAGTAGAGTTAATTGTTCTACCTGATGCAGGAGTAAGACCTCTAATGTCAGTGTCATTCATGCTGCATGTAGTACCTGAAGAACCACCTGCCTCCACGTGTATATCGTTTAACGAGATTGGTCCAGATGTTTGTAAGGCCATTTAAGCTACTCTTATATAACTTTGATTTGAGGCTGCTCTCTTTAAGTATATTACTTTGAAGTTATGTTCTGAAGCAATACTCTCTATACTATCAGCTAGTGAACTACTGCCACCCCAGTCAGATTTAGTACAAACAGTTTCTGATTCATCCTCAGATATCACGCTGTTGTCAGGGTTATACCTATCAAGAAGTATATTATCCCCATCTCTTTTATATGTTTTCTTTTGTAGGGTAGCTCCTTCACTAGAGAAATGGTAACCTGTAAGAACCTCACCACTCTCAGAAGAATCCACATACATTTTTATATTGTTAGTACCTATGGTACTCAAGTCTACTGCATATCTTCTTGTGTCTGCATTGTATACAACGCTTGGAACCATACCACATATGTCCATTAACACTTCTCTATCATGCGTCACTAAGCAAACACTTTCAACACCATCTCTGAAACAGTATATAAGTTCAGTTGTCTTGTCTAGTACACTATCACTCAAACTGCTAGTTGAGGTATGAAGATGTGCAAAGCGTTCTCCTGCTGTCATTTTTACCTACGTTATTGTTCTTGTGTGTGTACCTGCTGTGTAGGTTGTTGTGCTTCCACTTGCTGTGATTGCAACATAACCAGATGCTCCACTACCACCATCACGTCCTTGGCTTAACGGTACACCTGTACCAACTCCACCTGCTCCAACAGTTATAGTTATAGTAGTGCCGTATATTATATTAAAACTACCTGTTTGTCTAGTAGCTGCGCCACCACCATGACCACCTGCACCATCGTTGTCGTAACTACCCGGAGCATCACTACCACCACCGCCACCGCCAGCACCATAAGAAGTTGCTGCAGGAGCTTGGCCGGGTGAGTTTGAGTTGTCTGCTCCACCAGCCCCACCAGCACCGTAGTAAGATGCTTGGCCCGGTCTGTTTGAACTATCATTCCAAAGACTAGCACCGTTAGCGCCACCTGAACCGCCTGATGAACTTAGTGATCCACTTATGTTAGACATATTAGATCCTGAGATAGTTGTGGTTCCACCAGAGGCTGCGTATCCTGTACCACCTCCATCAGAAAGACCGTAACCGCCAGCACCTCCACCACCTATTAGTTCAAAGGTAACAGTAACATCTCTTGATGCACCTCTGTATTCAACTATACCGTTTGAAGTGTTTGCAGTTTTGTTAATTAGCTGACGTATGTCTGAATCATTTAGAGAGCAGGTAGTGCCGCTTGTGCCACCTGCTTCCACATGAATTTGGTCTAAGCTAAGAGATCCCGAAGTAGGTAAGGGCATTTGTTATTTACTCACTATTAGATTTATACTCATCTAATTCTGCTTTTAATTCTTTTACTGCTTCAATAAGTACACCTACTATGTTACCATAGGCTACAGATAAATAATCACCACGTCCACTATCCATTACAACTTCTGGCATAACCTGTTGCATCTCTTGTGCTATAACACCTGTACCACGCTCACCATCTTTGTCATACATAACACCACGCATCTGTGATACTTTGTCCAGCGCACCTTCAATAGTCTCTACGTTTTCTTTTAGTCTTGCATCTGAGAAAGCTGTAATGTTACCTGTTGCTGTAAAAGCGCCTGATAAGTTATTACCATTGTTTGATAGGTTACCTAATCCTACAAGTGCAGGAGTAGCGTTTAAGGTTATAACACCAGTGCTGTTGTTGTAAGATATACCAGTACCACCAGATATAGCTGCTCTTGCAGCAGTTTGTGTACCACTTCCAGAATCAGTAAAAGTTCCACTAACAGTTAGGTCACCTGCTATAGTAACATCTTCATCTACAGTAAGAAGATCTGTACGTACTGTGCCATCAAAATATGCATCTTTGTATTGCAGTGCTGTTGTACCTAAATCTACAGTGTTAGTTGTTTTAGGTCTAAGCACAGATGCTGTAGCAACTATATCTTGCGATGGTCCTATAGTAGTAATAGGTGCGCCCTCACCTGCTGAACCGTCATGAGTGTGTCCAGTGGATGAGTTAAATGCTGACTGTACCTGATTGTACTCGTCATTAAAGTCATCAGCGTCAATAACGCTACCTGTGACTATGTTAGCTGCTGCTTGTCTTGTATAACCTGCCATTGTTACTGCCTATCATGTTGTCTGTACTCAAGAACGGCTGTGTCAAGAGTAAAGGTTGGATTTGTTGAGTTATCTGTTATCCTCATAGCTACTGTTTTAAATGAGCCTACTAAGTTTTCTTTATAGATCTTATCTAAGTTACCACCATATTTAACATTTGCACCACCATATACAGAAGTGGATGCACCGTATAAACTTACGCCACCACCCGATGCACCTATTTGTATAAGAGGAGGTTGAACTACGCCGGGATCACTCTTGGTATCAAAGTCTAAAGAAAAGCTTACATCAAGATTCATAGTTCCTTGAGGCTGTGCATACAACGTAAGTTTGTACATTGTTTTACGTATCTGTGGATCAGTGATAGGCATAAAGGGAGACTCGTAGATTGCCTCAATAGGACTGCCATCAAAAGAATTACCTGAGTCCATTGCATAACAATAACCATCATCGTTACCAAAAAGAATAGTTTCTGTTGCACCTGAGTATGTACTATCTGCTACGTTTACTTTTAGTCCTTTAGTTCTTGACCAAGCTATACCGCTACCACCTTGTGCAATAAACTTAGTTGCTATCAAACCTGAAGCAGCAGGGGCTTGCACAGTAGGTATGTATGCAAATATTCTATACTGAGATTTACCTCTGATTAACACAGAACAAAAGGTATCTGTTTGTGCTATAAATTCTTGAGCATCTTTGTATATCTGATCTGATGCAACATCAAGTGCAAAGTCACCAATACGGTCAGTAGCACCAAGTAAACGTACACCATCAGGAGACAAGTATACTACGTCACCACCAAACTCTTTTATTGTATCAGGGTTAATACAACCAATCTTGTCTGAGATAGGTTCTAGTTTAAAGTCAGCAGAAGTAGTTCCTACAAGTTTTTTGATTGTGTCTGTAGTAAAAATGATAAGCTGTTCACGAAAGCCTATCATACCTGTTACATCGTAACCAACGTTTATTGTACCAGCGCCATTACCTGTGGCAAAGTCATCTACTGTGTTTGGTGCTGTAAAGAATATCTTACTACCTTTAGAGTAGAAAGCATGGTTCTTAAATAGAACAACATTCTCTGCGCCCTGTACGTCTGCACTGTTTGCTGCTGATAAAGATGTTACTGTGTTACCAACAGAGTTGTATATTACTGGAAAACTTTTACTATCAACAAATATTGTTTTGTCTTCTTGTGTAAAGTTAAAGTCAGTAAACCTAGCTTTCAATGTATTAGTAGAAGAGCTTGTGCCTATGTGTGTCCAATCAGTACCTGTACCATGAAAGTAAAGTGTCTTGTCTACTTGAGTAGAATGGAATGTACCGAATGTAAGAACAGTATTATCTGCTATTGTTTGAGCGGAGTCTAGTACAATATTGTTTTGATTTGATAGTGATGCTACTTTTACAGTACCAGATATACCTGTGCCTGTAACAAACATACCAGCTTTTATATTAGTAACAAAACTAAGTACAGCATTGTCAGCCAAAGACACTGCTTTGTCTAGTATAATACTAGTCTGACTTGTTACAGTCTTTACTGTTACAGTACCAGTAATACCAGTGCCAGTTACAACCATTCCCTTAGTGATAGTTCCAAATGCTGCACCAGTACCAGCAACGCTAACACCTGTGATTGGACCTTCTGCTAAACCTGTACCTGCTATGGTGGCTCCTGTTATACCACCTGATCCATCTACTGTAGTTATTGTTATA